TTTTTCTATTTTTTTTTTTTTGGACTCAAAATCTTCGATTGTCATCATGAATTGACGATTCGCGTTTTCGTCAAAACGTCGTCCTTTTAAGAATTCCAATTTCTTTCATTCCTCCTTTTAGAAATAATACTGCGCGCTTGCCATACGTTCTTTTACTGTGCTGCTTGTGTCGTAAACGTGTTGTGAATAAATCGCATACCTCACCGCGTCCAGAACGTCGTCATGCTCTTTGACCGGTTCACCCGTTCGCTCGTTCCAAACGTACTGATATATTTCGTCTTTGAACTTGCGTACCTTGTTTGAAGCAACAAAAAAGCGACCGCCCTTCATGAGCTTAGCCACTTCTTCAATCCCAGACAATACAGACTTGTAAGCATTAAAACACTTGAGCCGTTCGCGGTTAAATCGTCCGACGTGCTCGGGACGTGCCGAGTCAGCCCAGAAGAATATATCACCGTAACGCGCTTTTATATCTTTTGCAAGGTCCACCCAAAAATCAATTTCTTTA